CACTGGTTGACAACTTGCGGAAGATATGCTTGTCCTGCTGTTAATAGTGCTGTAGCTTCTGTGATATCTTCAAATATCACAGGCTTGACAATCAAGCCGTATTGTGCTTTTGCGGTTTCATCAAAGATGTAATCAACATAATTGTTCACTTCTTTGATGGTCAATCTTTCGTTGGTATCCTGTCCTTCGGCATCTTTTAGCTTTGCGCCAAGCGGGATAATACCTGTATAGATTTCAGCGCCTTTTCTGATGCGTTTCAGATCCATCAAGTTTTTGCCAAACGCAATAGATTGTGGCGCTAACAGATTGATTTCAGCCAGGTAATCAATATAGTTAATTCCGTCTTCGTGTCTGATGTACAGATAGCCGCCAAAAGCTTCTATAAGCGATTTCTGAAGCGTATCAAATGTAGTGGGATAATCAGTTATTTCTAGCGATAAACTGCCCTGTACGGTCACTGTACCGACTTCAAAGCGCTTTGCTTCTTCTACTTGTGCATTGTGGTTTTCCACCAATAGCACAAAGCAATCTTCAACAGTTCCCGAATACGAAAAAGGACGCTGGACGCTATCAAGGAAGAAAGCAAGTTCACCTTCACAGGCAATCTGCTTTTCGTTGTGCCATCCTATTTCATCATCCAAAACACGCCCACGGAACAACAAATAATCGTCCTGGTATACAGTGATGATTGATTTAAGTTTGTTAATATGGCTGTAATACGGATGATCAGAATAGACAGCAAAAGTAAAGCTGCCTGTTTTATTTAGTTCCAACTCCAAAGATGGATTGAATATCTTTAGATTCTCTAGTTTGCTGTGATACAAAAGATAATTATCGCAATATACTCTGTACATAAAATGCACCTTTCTATTTTAGATAATCACCCTTCAAGCCCCATAAATCAAAGTTTTGCTTCTTGGTAAGTAAGCGTTACTGTGCCTGTACCAGTTAGCGTAATTTCGTTATTGCCTTCAACAAGTTCTAGTTCCGGCAGCGTATATATTCCGCTTCCAAGATCCCAAATGTTACCCTGGTACACAATGCGGATGCTGTCAGCCGTTTCAATCTTAACTTCTGGCACAATACGTTTTCTACTGTTCGGCACTTGCGCCACAAATTCCCCGCTCACGGTTAATTCCACAACCGTTTTATTCAGCAAGTATTTATAAGGCTCACAGTCTGCTTCGATGCTGATAATGCCTATATTCTTTTCGTTGGTAAACTTGGAAACCGAAAGTCTACCAAAATAGTAGAAAAGCGGATCATCATCTAAGACAATCCGCATCTTTCTACCATGCAAGGCATTCTTAATTGTGGAATAAAGTGAAAGGAAATCTGTTTGTGGAACAATCGTTGAAAAGTTGAATCTGTGTGTTACATCTTCATACTTCACATCACCAAAGAATTCTGTAAGATCAAGCGCAGAATCAGCACCGTCAATATTGATCTTCTGCGTTTTCACCTGTGGCGCTCCGATTTCTTTGGAATTCAAGATAAGATGCAGATCATCATAACTGTGATAGTTCCCGAATTTGATTCCTTTCAAATGTTATCCCCCTATTCTTTTAACGTCCAATTAGAAGGAACAAGCTGCGGCGTATAAACGTTGCCAGGTACTTTGCTAATGTAAATCAAATCATCCACCGTGCTATATCCTTCTTCATTTTCGGCAAATGCTTTAGTCACATCGAATATACCACTTTCAGTTGTTGGGATTTTGCGAACTCCGTTAATATATTCAATGTCTACCCATAATGTAGGCGCTGCATCTGGCGTGTTCTGTTCCGTGTCCCACAGATCAACGGCGGCACGTTTCAGCGTACCATTCCAATTGATTCTAGTACCCGCTCTAATAAGTTCGCCATTATAGCGCATACCCCTTGCAAGTGTCGGTTCAAGGCTTGCTTCCATATCCGGCAAAGCAGCCGATCCCATTTCCACGGATTCACGGATTTTAAACGCTTCCTGTCTTGTCATACCGCACCCCCTGTAATGATTGCAAGGGCTTCACCATCACTGATTTCATCGGTTTCTTCCGGTTCAAAAGCAGCCATCAATTCTAGGTATTCTGCTTCAGTAATTGGAATAAATTCAGCCGTCTGCGCAAACGGTCTATCCATCGTGTGCAATGCAACGATATTGCCGTTCGTATCAATCTGTTTTGCGTAATACATAACTTACCCCCTTATGAGAAAGCTACCCAGTGTATATTAGTTGACCAAATCTTACAGCCGGAAAGTGAAAGCGTTGTAGAATCAGAGGTTGACAATAAAGTTACCCTTGTCGCTGTTGCTTCAATGCTACTTTGAGTTGTACTGGAAGCCCATGCCGCACCACTGCCATTAACATAATAACCAAAGGTTGGTGGTGACGCACCATAATCCTTTGTACTGAAAAAGCAAAGATTGTTGACCACAAAACCCGGATTGATTGTGAAACTTGTTACGCCTTGTGAATTAGAAGTAATATCGCCAGAAGCCACCTGTGCGCCTGTGGAAATCGCCGCAATGGCGCTGGCAAATCCATCAGGGAAAGAAAGCTTGCCACTAACGCCAGCTTTTGAACGGATTGCATCAGCAATTAGTTCAATGGATGCATCCTGTACCAGATATTCCACCATTAGAATTCAACTCCTTCCGCATTGCCAACAGTTGCCCAAGCGGGAACGCCATTGACTACACGCAAAAACTGATTGTTCATAGCGCCGTTACAAGCGGGAACATGAGAAGCAGTATCAATCAAATGTTCTACAAGTCTTGCGTTAACGTTGCTATAAGAATTAAGTGTACTGAACAACGGAACAAGATTCTGAACGTTGAGTCCATCAAGCGGAACACGCCACAAAGGGAAATCAGTAGTTAATGCATGATCCATAATCAAATCAGCATCAGTATATTCGGGATCTGCTGCCGTGCCAGTTGTGGCAGTACCTTTGATTACAACAAGATTGCATTCCTCGATGCCAGTACCGCTGTTTTTGGTGTATCGAACAACAATCAAATCGTTACGCTTGTAACCCTGTTCGCCGTTTTCGATAGCCAAATCAACATAGGTATTTTCCTGTAATCTAACGTGTCTGCCCTGAAGAAGCAAATCACCGTCAGCAACACGAATCTTATTATTTGAAACAATGGATGCCGCAAACTGATTGCCACGGTTAAATACAACGTTATTACCGCCAAACAAAGCAACGTGTAAAGATCCCTGGTCAGCAGCGGCAACATGGGCAGCGCCAGCATAGCCCGTTACAAGATGTAAATTAGCCATTTAATCACCCACTTCATAAGAAATATTTGTTCTTCCGTTTTTGATTGTTACAATTTTCTTCGTGATTTCAGCGGCAATAGATATGCCTGTCACATTATCAATAGCGCCGACAATATCACCCACGTTATATAGATCATCTTCGGCTTCAAAGTCGATAGCAAGCGAATCAGTATCATGCAATTCTTTTAGGTATTCACGCCCAGCTTTCAATAGTTCTTCTTCGGATTCTACATTTGCATAATCGTAAACAACTGCGTTTTCTTCTAAGCCGAAAAACGTTTGTGTTTCGCTGATATTGCCGTCCGCATCAACGTACAAATGCCTTACAAGCCTGTTTTCCAGTTCGCCACCGCCAAGACATATTAGATGATTGACTTTGTTTTCCTGCTTATGCATATCAAAATCAATCAAATCACTGTCAAACTCTTCATTCTGCGAATAGTCTTTTTTAGGCGTTGCCGACAGAATCACCATACCGCCGATAAAAGAAAACTGTAACAGCATATCAACGCTTGCAAGCATCTTTTTCAAGCCCTTGTAAGTATCAATATAACGGTCAAATTGATAAGATGTAATTGTAATGCCAGAAGCAGAATCAGGCACAGAAAACAGCGTAGAAAGCCCACAACGATGAAGAATATACTTAATGCATTCGTGTGCATCACCGCTAATTACAAGATAGCGATCAGCGTTCGATTCGCCGGAAGAAGTCTGCGTGTGAATTTCAACATCATATACAGGTTCATCAGATTCTTCTTCATCTTCTGTGTTTTCTACCACAGTTCCAACATTAAAGCTTCCCGTTCCGGCATTGGCGTAGAACAGTCCATCAATCAAATCGTAAAGGCTAGGCGTTCCAAAACTATCCAAACACGGCACGAAATCACGCACCAGCGTTCCGTCATCCCACAACTGGAATGCATACAGCTTCATGGACGAAAACTGTGTTGCATCCGCTGTTCCAGCCTTTTGTGCAAAAATAACCGCAGGATAGCTTGTGGAAATCTTGCCGCCATACGATGCGGTTACTGCATCACCGCCGTTTGCGGATGCTGTTAACGTGCCGTTATTGGCTTCAACTTCTACCGTTGTCTTTGCGCCAGCCGTAACGGTCAATGCACACAACGAAGCGCCAGAACCAACCCAAAAAGCTGGTTTAGTGCTTGCGCTCTGCTGGTAATATGACGGGAAATAGGAATTTGCTTCGCCGCCGCCAAACGGAACACCACCAACAATAGACGATGCCGAATATACGCACTTGACTTTGATGTTCTGACTTTTAGGTACATACAAAGTATTGATATACTGCTTTCCTGTGCTTTCGATGTATTCGATTTCGGTACATCCATCAGGCAATTTTGATGTCGGCTTGTTGGCTTGTTCGCCTTTCATTAACGGCAAAATCACTTTGCTTGACAATATACCGTGCCATGTGCGCCCGGAATAAGTAACGGTATTGCTTTCGGTATCAACGCCGATACCGTCCACAATGCCACCGTATTCCGTGCCTTCCATGTACAGCATATAATCTTTCTTACAGCAATGATTTTTCGCCTGTATCTGGCATTCAAAGTTATTTTCATCTGCCCCGAATGCCAGATCTAAATTATAATCCTGAAGCACACCGATATCTTCCCGATTTTCATTCATATAAATCAAGTCCATTTCGGTTCACTCCGTTCTTCCAGAAGAATAATATCAATGCCGTAATCGCCTTCCCAGGTTACGTTATTCTGTCCAGGCGGGATAGGCTTAAAGATATATCTTTCACGGTTTCGCCTGTTGAATAAATTCGTTACAGTGCCATCATTAGCCGTCAAGAAGATCTTCTTCGTAACAGAATCAATAGTCAGATATTCACCAGCATTGACCGTGCATTCCACACCGTAAGCATGACCATTGATGTACACAACAGGATTAATACAAGCGCCATAAATCACCATGCGGAAATTACTATCAGCAACACCACCGCCAACAAGTGATCCGCTTGCAGTTTCAGCCATGTAATCAAACGGATAATCAAAGCCGTAATCAAGGAAGCCACCGATTTCACCACCACCAGCGCCCAACTTACGGAAAGGATTGATTGTTTCCCTTACCCATAGCGGATAGTCAGTTGAAACCGTTAGTGTAGTGGTCATATAGCGTTTTGTGTTCAGATAGTTCTTCTTCTGCGACTTTGTGACAAAGCACCGCAAATAGTAATCACCAATATAGATTTTGCCATGCTTCATAGCAAAGTTATCTTTTTCAGCGATTTCAAACAGGCGGTTTCTTGCCTGGATGCCTTCCGCATCAGATCCGCAAATGATAGTGACAGGGATTTTCTTTTTCTGTATGCCCTTATCAAGTGCGCTGATTCTGTTGTTTTTCTTTGTGACGATCCATTCAAAATTATGCAGTTCGTTGGCATTGACATACACGCCATTCTTGCCGAAATCAAAGGCTTCATTCAAGTGATTTACATATTTAATTTGTTCAAACATTTAAGTCACCGTCCTTACTGCCCTACCGAATTCACGCTTGCCAAAATTGATAGACACGCCTTCCATAGCTTCACGCATAGAAACACCCATGTTATCATTCATCACAATCAATGCATCCAAGATCCTATTCAGAGTATCATTCATTCCGCTTGTTTTGGCTTCTACCGCTTCGGATACATATCCCTGTAAAACATCAATAGGCGCAATGGCTTCAGCGCCGGATTCACCGCCGATCATAGTTTTACCAGTGTAGGGATTCAACCCGAATGCAGTAGGCTGTGTTAGGATACCACCAGAAGCGTAGAATTCCTGTTCGCCACTGTTGCCCTTGTCAGATATGGAAGGCGTTGAAGATTTACCCCAATCGTCATCAAACGGAGACGCTCCGACAGATCCAAAAGAAAAATCGGGATTATCTCCAAGACCAGATTTCCAATCATAATCACCAATTAGCGTTACATCTTCTTTGTTTAGTTGTTCAGTAGCAAACAAGCCTTGTGCTTCCTGTTTTACGGTTTCGATGTATCCAAGTATCTGTTGAATAGTCGATACCAGAATATCCCATTTTGCCTTGATTGCATCAGCAGTATTCGTGCCAATTGTTTTGATGTGGTTAAATGCTGCATCAACATCGCCGTTTAGCAAATCTGCGACAGCACCTATAGCTTCTGTCGCATTTCCCCATGCCATTACAAGATCGGTTTTTATCCATTCAATAGCTTTATTAAGCCATGAACCTTCATCTTTGCCCATCCTGATTAGTGCTTCGATTACATCACCGATGATTGTTGCAACGCTACCACCGAGATTAACAATTTCACTGAATCCGTCCGCTAACGGTTCGACAACTTCAAGCACTCCATCAAGTGCAGCCGATATGCCACCATCTTTATTGATTTCTTCAATGATTCCGTTGAATGCATTAATAATGCTTTCACCAGCAGTTCCAAGCTTTTCTTTTACGTTGTCAAATGAATCGCCTATCTTCGACCAGTTTTCTTCAAACCACGTTACAACCTGGCTTGCAGATTCTTTGAGATTTGAAAACAAATCATTTAACGGCGTTCCCTCTGTAGTTGCATATTCAACCAGTTTTTCAAACCCGCCTACAACGTTCTCAATTAAGCCGCACACAACGTCAAGGGCTTCTTGCATTCCTGCAAAAACAGAATCCCAATCAATGCTTTCGCCGATCATACTAAACACGTTAGATAGTGATTCTTTCACGTTTAGTATCATTTCGCCTATCGGCTCTAGTGCTGGCGATATTTCGCCTAAACTGTTTGCAAAGGAAGTTAATAATGTATCTGCCAGTTCAACGCCAGCATCTAAAAGATCCGGCGCAACGTCCTTAATCAACTTGGATACTGATTCTACAAAAAACGGCGCAAGTTCTGTAACCATATCGCCGATACCAGCTATAGTGGTTTCAATTCTAGGCAACAGATTTTCTGCCGCAATTTCTATGCTTTCCGTAAAATTGCTGATAAGCTGACTCATATCAGCATCATCACGGGACATACCAGTCATAAGATTTGACCAGGATGCTTTTACCGCCGAAAGGCTTCCAGATATGGTTTTGGCAGCTTCTTTTGCTGTTGTTCCTGTAATACCCATGTTTTTTTGAATGATATGAATTGCTTCAGCCACATCGGCAAAGTTGTTGATATCAAAAGCACCTTCAAAATATCCTTCAAGTTCTTCAGCATTACGAAGCAACCGCTCCATTTCTGTTTTTGTGCCACCATAGCCCAATTTGAGGTTATCGAGCATGGTGTAATTTTGCTTTGAAAATCCGCTATATGCGTTCTGGATGGCTTCCATGCTTGTACCCATTTTGTTGGCGTTATCTGCCATATCGGTCACAATCATATCGGCATAATTGCCTGCCTGCCATTCATATTCGCCCAAGCTTGAAATCAAACTTGCCGCAAAGCCGTTGACCGTGTTCATGTACTCATTAGCAGACATTCCTGCTGTTTTGTATGCATTAGCAGCATTATCTAAAACAGTTTGCTGTCTGTCTTGATACCCTTCCCACATTTGCGCCGCTTCCTCTAAGGCAATTCCGTGCTTTTCAGCATATTCTTCAACGCTCTCAATAGAAGCGCCGTAAAGCGTTTCAACGCCACCAATAAGCTGTTCATATTCGGCATAGCCTTCAATAGCAGTTTTGCCCATTGCGGTTACAGCCGTTGTGGTAGCAGCAACAGCCGCCACAGTTGCTTTGCCAACGGTTTTAGCCACAGTGCCGACACCACTAGCAATTTTTGATCCTATACCGCTTGCTTTGTTTGTAATGCCATCAAGCGCAGAATGTGTTTCATCAACGCCATTCAGCGCTATCGTTCCAAATAACTTAAATAGTTCCAATGGCTATCACCCTTCTTTCCATTGGGATTAAAAAAGACTACCAAATTGGTAGTCTATCTTGTATTTCCCCGCATAGCGTTACCCATTCTATCCGACAACTTGCCATCAATGGCGGGAACAAGTTCACCAACCAAAGCGCCTGTATTAAGATAGACAGCGCCGGGAATATGGCTTGCCAGGAAATCAATCAATATTTTGTTTTGTTCTATCAGCGTTCTTATGATTTGTTCATTCTTATCATTGACAGCAGTACGGATATAAGATTGCAGTGTATCAATTGGCGCTACTGCTTCTTTTCCGGCTTCACCGCCGCCCATGAATGTATTACCCACCATGCCAAAGATAGTAGGCTGATCCAACACAGCACCTTCAGCATTCCACTTGACATTGAAACTAGGAAGCTTACCTTTGCCAGCAATACCGAAAGGCGCTTTACCACCGCTTACGGATATCTTTGGAATCTTCAGATTGCTAAAGATTTTGCCGATGCTTAACGGAAAATAGCCCTTGATTTTCTTGATGATCGAACTAACTTTATCTTTTGCTTCTTCAAGTTTGTCACTGATGGCGTTTTTGATATTATTGAACGAATCACGAACGGATTTTACAGCGCTTTTGAAATCGTTAAACTTATTTTTGACGCTTTTAATAGCAGAAGAAGTGACAGATTTGATCTTGTCCCACATCTTCAACCAGAAATCACGGAAGCCTTTGTTGTTGTTCCATAGATACACAAAAGCCGCTACAAGCCCCGCTATCAAGCTTACAACTAAGCCTATAGGATTAGCCCTTAACGCAGCGTTAAATAGCAGAATAGCCGACCTAACGCCTTTTATAGCCTTAGTAGCGGCAGACATAATAGCCGACCATTTCAGTACAAGCAAGAAAGCGCCAATGCTAACCGTTGCGCCAATGATTACAGCAACCCAAGCGTCAACAGTGTTTTCGTTTTCCTTTATCCACTTCTTCAGATCCTTTACCTTTGTGATAAAAGATTGAAGCTTTGGCACAGCAGCCGAAACCATTTTAGCAACAGCATTTTTGATAGCCGTTAGAATCGGTTCACCAATAGCACCCAATTCTGCAAAGGCATCAGTTAGCCTTTCGTTTGCTTTCTGTGCTTCCATAACATCTTTGTTGGTTTTCTTATACTGTTCAGATGCTTTGCTATATGTGCCGTTCAGCGTGTCCATGATTAGCTTTTGCCGTTCCTGTTCATTGGAACAAGCGTCAAGCTTCTTCTGAAAAGATTCTTCGCTAATGCCAGCCCAATTCAATGCATCGGTCAAGCCACCTGTTAAAATGCCTGTTTTGGCAGTTTCATTTGCCGCTTCAGTTAAGCCTTCTATGGGCAATGATTCGCCAAATGTGGCGTAAACACCTGTGCAAATATCTGTCCAGGTTTGCAAATCCTTTTCGTTGTCTGTCAACTTTGCAAGATGCTGTGCAGCTTCGACAGCTTGCCCACTATCGCCAAGCACAGCGTTAAGATCCGAATAGGTTTGTTTTGCCGCCGTGGAAGAATGCCCATTCGTAACAAAGGCTGTGTCAAGCTTGCCCATTTCAGTACGGTATTCACGGCTTCCTTCGATGGCTGCTATCCATGCACCACCAATGGCAACGCCAGCAGTAACAACGCCTTTTGCTATTGTTCCTGCTACACTTCCGATTTTTCCGAATGCTGATTCGGTTTCTGCGCTTGTATCCTGCGCTCTTTGCCCTGTTTCATCCAGCGCTTCATTTGCTTCTGTGTTATCAATTGCGATTCGACCCAACAGCCGAAACAATTCCACACAATCACCTTCTTTCACTGGTCAGCGAAAGAAAGCCTATCACCCTAGTCTAATGTAAAGCCGTTGAGAATACTTTGAGATTCGGCAATGATGGATTCAATCTTTTCATCTTCAAGCGTTTCCGGCTCTGCTGCCGCCGTTTTTGCTTTCTTGACGAAATCATTGAAAGACATATCATGAACCCTGTGAAGCCAGAATTCCCACATAGATTTTTCTTCCATTTCATCATTGCGTATATGAAGAAATTCGTGTACAAATTCAGTTAGGCGCTTTGAAGTAATCATTCTGTCAAGCAATGCTGTAGGATCTCCGTAACGCTGATAGAGTAAATCAATGAAACGGATATCATTTACTTCAGCAATCGCTTGACAGCCTTGAAAAAATCTTTGAATTCATCTTTCTTGATTACGTCAACGATCATTTCCAAAAAAGTACCCATAGGAAGCGCCGCAATATCCTGCTTGGTCATGCCGGACACACCAGCCAGGAAAGTATAAATACTATCCTTTGCAACAGGAAGACTAGCCATCAACACACCAGCTAAATCAAAAGCAATTTCAATGCCCAGGGATTCAATATCACCGCCTTCAGACTTGAAAGCTTTGATGATTTCAGGATTTTCAAAGCTGTGCTTGAATTCCTTGATGCCGATTTTGCTGATAATCTGGAACATCGGGAACATATCGTCAGCCGTTAAAGTTCGCAGTGTGTATGCCTTATTTTCATCCATTTCTATTGATTCCTTTCGTAATTAGATAAGAAAAAATGCGGGATCACCACTGTTGATGATCCCGCTTATGTTTGTTTTAAGCCTGAGTAGGCGTGTAAATGTGATACGGCAGGATATCTGCTTCCGGGCTAAGTTCTGCATAGCATTCAAAAGTAGCCGGGAAGATGCCGTTTTCCTTGTTCTTGCCTTCGTGAGAGAAGCCGGAAGTACACAGCGCATAATCAAAAATAATGATTACAGGCGTACCGTCCATCTTCTTACCAACGAAGCCGAAGTTTTCGATGTAGTCACCGTCTTCAAGCTGGCGCTTAGATTCGATCACATCATAGCCTTCAATGTCGGATTCGCCATCCTGACCAACGATAGCCATCTTGATCCAATCAGCAGACAGTTCCACCATGTTAGTTTCCATCGTGGCAGTTTCGCCAATCTTGACAGCCAAGCCCTTCACCTTAACAAGTGCGCCATCAACTTCAATATCCTTGAATTCCGGCACAATGCTGATTTTAGTACCGCCAGAAGTAGCACCAATCAGCGATTCGGTAAAGTTCCAAACGCCACCAGTATTCTGCAAACCTCTGTGGATAGTACCAGCGCCAAGAATGATGTTCTGCGGCGTTTTTTCAGTGATACCGCTAGACTTCAGTTCCTCATATGCCATATTAGTTCACCGTCCATTCTTTAACTCTAAGATTAATCTGCATCCGCTTTAACTCTGCATCACCCGTGGGAACAGGTATAGCGTTAGCATAAAAAATGGTCACCGCAGATCCGTCTTCTGCGATGACCGTTTTCCCATAATCCTTATTAAAATGTTTTTTGATTTTCCCTTTTGCTCGTTCCAATGCAAGCCCTGATGTTCGGCTAAAACCAGTAAGCAAAAACACGGTTTCTTCCAATCCGTCTTCCGTTGTCGGTTCTGACTCTGTATATTCTCCTACAAAGTAAGGGTATACAACAGGATTGCCAGAATAAGTCAAGAAACCATACGCAAGTTCCAGGGCTTCCATACCGTCAGATATTACTTTCAGCGCAAACTCTGTCATTAGTTCAGCCCTTTCATAATTTCTTCGGCACGGCGCTTGATCATTGCTTTACAGGATTCAAACGCTTTGTGCAATGCCCGTAGCGGCGTTTTACCACGAGTGAAGTGTCCTTCACCCTTTGCATCCACATAGAACCAGCCGCCCTTTCTGCCGTTGCCTTCAAGCGCAAATTCGCCTGTACCAAACTCTTCCCATATGGCGTTTTCAAGCGGATTGCCTACCACAGCTTCACGCTTTGATTCGTCCACCACATGAGTCCAACCGCCTTTTGTCTGACCTGTATCAACTCTAGTCTGATTGCGCTTTGTCTGTGATTCTACTTCAGAAGCAGCTTCTTCAAGAAACTGTGCAACTGCATCATTCATCTTTGCTTTCACTTGGATTCGGTAATCTTCAAACTGTACAGCCATAATTACTGACCCCCTGTGTACTTCAGATAGATTTCAAGTTGCCGCTTCAGTTCCATAGGATCATCAATGTAGGTAATATCATACCGCTTGCCGTTAATCAGCATCCGGCTATTTTCTGCCGTGATTTGTTCATTCAGCTTGACCCAACTTCCAACAAAAACGTGTGTAGATTCCTGAATCTTTGCGTTGAAAGAAGTATACTTTGCTTCACCCGCTTGAAGGTCAAGCCAGCCTTTGCAAGTCTGTACAGTAACCCAATCTTGCACGTTTTCGCCAATCTCATTCTGCGTGGTTTTGTATACCTGGATAGCTGCCGTTAAGTTACCGCCTATGCCTTTCATACACGGATTCCCCTTCCGAACCTAGCTTTCATATACGGCTTCAGGAAGCCCAACAGCGACTTCGGATATCCCATCAAGGAATTATCACCATCCATATTAAAATACGTCACAGAATGGCGTGAAATCGTTTCAGAAGCAACGCCAACCTTATCCCGGTTTTCCAGTTCCCACTTCATGAGATTGACAGCGCCCATCTTTACGTCAGCCGGGTAATGCACTTTGGTAATCACTACGCCGCCTTCATCATAGATATCTTCGGCAACAGTGATTTTACCATCAGCAACAGCCGTTACAGTAACAAGCTTGTCGGGAAGCAAATCAGAATCGGTAATCTGTAACGTGTCACCGATTCTAAAAGGTACAGGCGCATTGAAAAGTAATGCGTTTTCGGAAGACACGGCAACAGCTACAGCCCGGATTGCACGAAGCTGGAAGTTATTGTTCGTGTATCCACGAATCAACAGTTCAAGCGCCTGAAGCTTTGCTTCAAGCGCCTGATCCGTTTCTTCGGTTTCGATGTACTGCCGTAATTCGGCTACGGTCAGAATCATCTTGTTTCAACTCCTTACTTCTTGAAGGTAGCAAGAACAACCTTTGCAGTGTTGGTAAGTGCAACAGCGTAATGCTTATCAACGGAAATGTCGGTCTTTCTAGCAAGGGAAACACGGTCAGTTTCAACGTTGGTATCACGCTTCAGATAGATGGTCAGAGCAGCAGTATCCTCTTCGGTTTCTGCATCGTTGTTCAGCTTGACAATCGGGCACTTGTAGTTAGCGCCATCGTCAACAACCTTACGGGAAGCAACAACACGGCAGTTTGCAATCTTACCGATTTCGCCAGTAACCATAGTGTGACCAGGATACTTATCGGCAGAAATAAAATCTGCATCCTTGCGAAGAACAGTGACCTGCTTCGGATGGACGAAGATAACCTTTTCAGTGTTGACTTCCTCATCGAACACATCAATGGCATCAACAATAGCGGTATAGCTAATCTTAGCGGCGCTACCGTCATAAGTAAGCTGTGCGCCCTGGAGTGCTGCCATAGCATCGTTGTCAACCTTAGAAGCAATAGCCTTAGCAAGCTGATTGTTGGTTTCTCCAACAGGATTGCCATAGCCGGACAGGACAGCTTCGTCAGTCAGTTCAACAGCCTTCATAGCCTTCTTGACGGTCACTTCAGTACTAGTGGTAGCCAGCTTGACAGTTTCAGCGGCAATACCTTCAGCAATATCTTCGGCATCACCAATGTAAGCGTACTGCGGAACAGTAATGGTGTTGCCGGGAATGCCAGCAAGCGTTGCATCAACCTTTGCAAAAGGTGCAACAACAAGCTTGTTCGGAACTTTAGCAGAAATCATATCTGCCATAACCTGGGGATTAATCAGATCAGCAATCATAGTAGTAGCCATAATAATTTACCTCTTTCTTTTAGTCTTTCGCTAACTCTGCATAAGCTTCGGGATTTTCGTTGTAAAGTTTCAATCTTTCCTGATATCCCATTTTGGCAAAGGATTCTTTATTGATGGTGTTTCCTTCGTCACCACCAGGAAGCTTGTTTTCAATAATATTTTTCTTAGCTGCGCCTTCGAAATTTCCGGGAAGCTGTGTCTTCAATGCGGCAATCTTATCGTCAATTCCTTTAATCTTGCCGTCTTCGCCAAGTTCAAGAGCGCCTTTGGCCTTTAATTTGAATGTCACATAATCAATATCTTCTGTTTTGACTCCTGCAGCCAAAAGTGCTACATTAACTTCGCCATCAATCTGTGCCTGTCTAAGTTCAGCCTGAAGCGTTGCAATCTGACTTTCATAATCAGTAACCTTCTGCTGAAGTCCTTCATTACCCTTGTTGGATTTTTTCAGTTCTTCAATCAGCGTGTTTGCTTCGCCAAGCTGCTTAGTCACACCTTCATGATCCGTCTTCAGCTTTCCATAACGGATATCTAAATTTTCTTCAGATGCAGTGAAAATCTTATTGGTTTTCATATCTTCCTGAATCTGTGCAATCACATCATCAGCAATGCCCCTAGCCTTCAAAAGTTCTGCAATAGTCATGTTTGTTTGTCCTTTCTATGATGATTTCTTACGCTTTTAACGTGGTAGCATCACGCAGAAATAGAAGTTTTACATCATTTCGGATGGTAATAAAAAAGACCACTATTTCTAGTGATCTTCTTAAAGCTTTTTCGTATAAGATAGTTTGATCCAACCAGCGCCAGACTTTAATTTACCCCAACCATTTAGTTCGGCTACAATGGTATACACACCGCCCTTTTTGACCGTTGTATTGACCTTGTAAGCTGTGGATGCGCCAGCCCTTACATTCAATTCATCTGCTGTAATCTTCACAAGATAAGGCTTAAAAGCCGTATTCTTGATAGGTTCTTCTTTTTTTGTTACAGGCTTCTTTACTGTGGTCTTGCCGTTAAGCCCATCTTTAACAGCTTCACGGAAAGTATCCATTGTTTTACCGAACTTCGGAAACCAATGCATTACGTCACTATGATTAGACGCAATGCCTTTTCTGTTGCCTTCACTATGACAAAGGATATCTTTTTCAGTAAGGTTAAACATCTGGCAAAGATATACGCACAGTTCAACGGCTTCTTTATAAACCTTGTCGAAGTAGTCTTTATCATTCAAGCCATCTTCACAGATTTCAAAGCCAATGTGTGTATTGTTTGCGCTGCCGCCAGCGTGCCAAGCCCGATAATTCCACGGAAGAATCTGATATGTTGCAATAGATCCATCAGCAAGCCGACCAATAAAGGCGTGTACACAAACCTGTCTACCGCCAGGAAGCAGTGTGTTGAAGCTGTTGTTATACGGATTATTACCAAGTCTTCCGTCATCAGGCTGTACATAGCGTTTCAGATACGGATTGTTTGCGCCTGTAGAATGCACCATAATGCCTTTGGGCTTGATTGTCTGCCCACGCTTATAGCAATCATTCTGCGTAGCGTACTGCCGATAAAGATTCACTGGCTATCACCAGCCTTGTCAACAGCATCCTGCACTTTCTGGCTCTGCGTACCAAAGTAGAAAGCAATGATAACTGCATAAATCGTCATGAAGTCCTGACTGATTTTCCCGATAGTAGCCATATAAGCAAATACCGCAGTAAGAACAAGCGTCACAACGCTTTTAACAGAAATAAGGTTTGCAAATCGTTTCTTCAACTGTTCCACAATCATTCCCCTTTCTTAGTTAGTTCCAATGCCTAATACTGATGCTATAATCTGATTCGGATCAGCTTTTTCACGCATATCTTCCGGCAGATCCTTTAGCAAAAGAATAGGCATCTTTATCAGATTTTCACTTTTCGACTTCCAGTAATAAAAACCACTGCTGACAGCTAGCTGTGCTATCCATGCGGAAATAACAATAGCCGCATTCGATGTGTCTAGCCCTTTTAAGGCAAGCACAACAAACACGGCTATCAATAATAGCAATATGATATAGTCAGCAATCAACAGTTTCTTGCTAAATTCTAATTTGTTACCACATGGAAACCACCCCTTTCACTGTTTTTTTGCGTTATTCACTGCTTCGGCTATTGTACCGAATACTTCTTCAATAATTTCTTCGTCTTTGATTTCTTCGTCCATGTTTATTTCCTCATTCTGTCGAAAATCGCACGAAGTGCCGGATCAATATAGCTTTCGCCCTTCATGTATGATGTAAAGCTTTCTGCAAAGTATTCGCTAGGAGAATCTACAGAATAGCCGGAAATCTTTGTTGCATATTCCACCATTCCGGCTTTGATAATGTCCCAATCTTCTTTTGATACAACCTTTTCCATGTGATGCCCAAGTTCATGGATTATAGTTTCCGTGATGTTTTCAGCAACAATAGATCTGCCTGTTGTAGACGATGCATCTATTACTTTCCTAATCCGTGTGCTTAGCTTGTTGAAGTCGTATCGCTCTGGATGCGTTAAAATGTTGGTTATCGCTTTTTTGTCTTCCATAAGTCCATCAAGCATCGTGCTTGCTTTTTTGGTCTTATTTCTGTCCATTAGAATGCTTTTTCTGATTGGGGAATATGCCGCATGGGCATTTACCATTTTACCAAGCTTTGTATTCTTTGCAGGAGCAGCAATACCACCAAGTTTCGGAAGATTGAACATACTAAACACATCGTTAATGGCACGGTTCACTGCGTTAGCAATATCCAGATGTACGCCAGCGTAAGAAGTACCTATAGCACCAAAACCACCCGAATCAACAAACTGCTTCGCAAACTCTTCTGCTTCTGCAATTGTCTTAGCTGGTGTAAACGTGCTTTTAACCGTTTTCGCCTTCAAATCATTTTTGGAAGCTTCGATATACTTCTTCTTGTAATCCTCAAAGCCTTCCGACTTATCCAATCCAAAGAATCTAGCCCTATCCTGTAGCGTTTTTAATTCGTCTTCGCCTAACGCCCATCTAGCCCTTGTAAGGGTAGTACAGCGGCAATTGCAATCTTCGGCAGGATCATTGAAGTCACCTGGATATTTTGCTTTCTTTCCGGCTACTTCAAAGTATTCTTCGACTTCACGGATCTGACCGTCTAACTCTCTATGCGTTGGTCTAGTCTTACCGTCAAGTGTAGAATCCCATTGCTTTACAACATTACAGCCTTTAGCCTTTGCCGCTTGCTGTGCATCATAAGTGGAAGCGTTCTGGATTCTATGCCCCTCTGTTCGGACAATCCGCATGGCATTAGAAAAGCCAGCCTTAGACACATTCGTTAGATTCCTAGCGATTTGTGCATAAGACTGACCTGTTGCAATACCTCTGCTTATTTCAGCGCTGATTGCGATTTTAAGAGCGTTCGTATCAACACCCAACGCAGTATATAGCCCTTTAGATATCTTGCTATCAAGCGTTACAGCCCGAACAACAGCCGTTTGATCTATAGGCGTAATGATTGGTATACCCTGTCCGGCAAGATCATACATTGTACCAACATAAGCGTCAGTATAGCATTCTTTCAAATACTGTTCGATGGTACTGTATTCGTCACTATGAAGCTTTTCCGTGATAGCTGAAACTTGCTTCTTCAATGCGTCCTGCTGTTGCTTCTGATAGATTTTAGATTGCTTTCGTGATTCAAGCACTTCTTTTGATCTATCATCTAAGCCATCAGTATTCAAAGCTTCATCAAGTTGCTGAATATCAAACATTAGCACTTTGGTTTTCTGTTCGATATCTCGCAAGGATCTATCATACTGCTTTTTAAGTTGCTCCATCACAGCTTTTTCTTTATCAAGCTGATTCTGAAGCACTTCTTTTTCTCGCTTATTCAATCACATCACCGCCCGGAATCGGTTCAGGATCGGTCTGGACGCTTTCAAGCGGATTTGCATAGGGATCTTCTTCCGGCTTCGGAAGCTTGTCTTTGATATCCTCATAATCAATATCAAGCTGTTCACAGATAAGCTGCATAACCGTTTCATTATCAAGCATAGTGGCAAGATTCTGAAGCGTGGTAATTTCCGTCTGCTTGCGCTGTGCATCGGTCAATTCGATCTGTGCATTATCGGAAGCATTGGTCATTACTTCACGTTCAAAATCAAAGTAAACATCACGCATCTGATAATCAGTGCCATGTTCATCATTGATTTCCTTCAGTACAGGCTTCAGAAGCTTCCGTAAGAACTGCTTCAGCCGGATTTCAAGCTTGTTACATTTAAGATCCAGCAGTGCATATCTTGACTTGATTACAATATTAGTAATGTTGCCATCGCCAAGCTGTGCAGAATTGAAACCCATACCAAAACGGTATATATTCTTTTCATCAAGATCAAGCTTCGTCTGTCTTGCCTGATACGGAATATCTACAGTATGTACTTCAATGCCACCGTCTTCATCAACGCCAACGTGTTTCTTTGCCTTGACGTTTAACATCAGTTCATCAAGGTTATCACCCTGGAAACCCTTGACTACATACAACGCTTCATTAGTGTCCTGAATGTTATTAGACAATCCACAGGACATTAAATCATAATCGTCAATCAAAGATTTGATAGGCTTCAAGCCACTAAACTGCTTTCGACAGTTATCAAGCCGGAAGAAAGGAATGAAACCAAAGCCTTCGTAGTAAGTTCCGTCTTTATCATTCCAAATAGTATGTGGTCTAGGATTCAGTTCAACAGAATCATCAGGCACAATTTTGCCTTCGCCTTCCTGACAGAAGAAATGCGTTTCGGTTTCGTTCCACACCTGGATTCGCTTAATCTTCTTTCCACCCTTGCCAACCTTATCGATATACCAATAGATTACATATTCGCAATTATCATCGGTTTCTTTGGCTCTGACTTCGACCACACCGAGAGAATCCGCACACTGGAAAGAAATCTTGCCTTCTGCGTTTTTGTAAGCGTAGACGTATTCAAAGCCCTTAGAAATAGCACCAGTCAGCACTTCATTCAGTTCTGCTGTGAAGTCTTCATTTTCGTTGAAGTAATCATCAAGTTGCGTCTGTAATTCCGGGATATCCGACTTCATAAAGCCATCTTTACCGGAAAGCATATACTGTACTTCCTGGTCAACCAGTTCCGTAAAGAACGGATGGGAAATCTTGATATTGCTTTTGAACTTATCTTCCTGTATCTGACCTTCCGCATCCACAAAGAAGATTCTGTAATTGCGGATATCATGATCCGCTTCGTAATATCGCTGTCCGACTTTTGCAAGCTGTTTCTTTGTACTTGCAGAATCGTTGTCGATAAACGTTCTGATTTCTTGAACCGTTAGCATTCTATCACCTACTTAAATCATCCATTTTTTGACCTTGCGCCAACCTTCCACGGAATAGCGCAGCGCCGCCATAGCATCATCCTGAAAAGCTACAGGCTCATCCAGGTATTCACCGCTCTTTTCGTCCTTCTTCCATTTCCACTGCTGAAGTTCCTTGATTGTGTTCACGCAGGAAGGATGCACATAGATTTTCCTTTGCTTCAGCCAGTCAATCTGTGCTTTTACAGATCCAGCAGAACCGCCCTTGTCAACGCCTTTTGCCCTGTTGAATCCGGCTTTCTGCCACATCTTGATTCTGTCCGGCTCTGCGGAATCGCACCACATCTGCCGCCGTCTGTCTATGCCTTTGCTTATCGCAAGATCAATCAATTCACTTGTATCTTTTTCAAATTCGTATATTTCCCTGGTGATGTAAATATCATCATCTTTGTAACCGACAGCAAGAATAGCGTTAGCATGGTTAAAACCGAAGTCTTGACCATTGGCAAAATCATCATAATCAGAAGCTTCCTGTGATATATCTTTGACTTCCCAATTATGAAGAATAAGACCGCCAATTTCGCCCCATTCGCCTAAACCATAGATTCTATAGCCTTCAGGATCTACAAGCTTTCTGCGTTCCATTCTGGCTTTGTAAGCTTCATCTATGAATCTATTTCCCAGGTAAGTAGAATGATGCGTTAATACATTAGGATCTGGAATATCAAAAAAAACCTTCTTTATCCAGTGATTCTTATTCACAGGATTGAAGGTTAATCTAATCTGATAAAACTGTCCTTCCGGCAATTCACCACGAAGACGGTCATCTATAATTTCAAGATCAGCTTGCGTTAGTTCTGTAGCTTCTTCACACCATACATCAGTAAGCTTGCCTTTCTGGAATGTGATTGACTTCAGCTTTTCACGTTGCTTATCATCATTCATGCCACGGAAAATGATTTGATTGCCGTTAGCCTTACACGTTAGCTTCAAAGGTGACATATTGATTTGCCAATACCGTTCAGCCTTATCACCAAACATACGGTATATAGCGCCTGTGAGTTCTGCAAACGTGCTATCACGGTTAGTAATATCTGATTTACGGATACACACAAGGTTTCTGCCCTTGTCACGCATCAGGCGTAATATATAGTTCTGTGCCGTATCAACGCTTTTGCCAGATCCGGCAGAACCTTTCATAACAATATAGCGTTTCTTACTGCGGTTTACTTCTTTGAATCCTGGATTAGCCTGAACGTTTATGTTCATTCTTCATCACCGTAATCCACGGTAATATTCAGATCCATATCAACTTCTTGCTGTACTTTTTCAGTAAACAAACTATATCGTTTGCCAAGCAGTTCAGCAGCTTTTAGCCTGTCCTTTTCAGAAGGCGCTTTTTTCATTGTTCTTGCTTCGCTCATGAAATCGCCAATGCTTTCGATTACGATTTCTTCAGATTCAGATTCCCCACGCAAAACAGAAGTAAGATATTGCAACACTTCATCTTGATCAGCAATCAGGTTCTTTTCTTTCTCTTTCATGCGGTTTTCAATATATTCTTTGATGTTAGGTTTCGATAAGTTTTCGCTTGCTATTACTTTCGCCGTCTTTTCAGAATACCCGGCTCTGATTGCAGCTTGCGTTGCATTCAGATCAATCAAGTATTCATCACAAAATCTTTGCTGTTTTACCGTTAACTTCTTTTCTGCCACAATCATCACCAACTTTCTAAAAATAAGCAAACAAAAAGCCCGATTGGACAGGAGATGTTAGGAATCCAACCGGGCTAAAACAGTATGTACTTCTCTAATGGGCTTTTGCCTATTATAATAATATCAAAAGTTGAATAGGACAATCTAGGACATTTTCGGACAACTTTTCATAATTTCATTGATGCTTTGCAATGCTCTGCCGTGTATGCGTGTGACGGTTCTATATTCATAGCCGATTTCACACGCTATAGCTTCCCATGTTTTATATTCAAAGTAACGCTTGTGAATCACTTTAAGCTGGTCTGCATCCTGTAGCTGATCTACTATGTCACTGATATACTTCTTCAAGCCAATATACTTATCAATGGCTTCGTCAATTTCCTTTTCCAAGTCTACAATTCTAGAAATTGCATCGCCTATTTTATCCTGGTTATGTGATCCGCTAACCACATCGCCTTTGATAGTAGAAGTAATATTCAGTGCCATAGCCTTCAGCCTAGCTTTTTCTTCAAGCTTGTTATTGATATGCGTATCATACAGCTTGATTTGCTGTAGATAGGTTTTAGCATCTGTCAATCTGTATCACCTTCTTCTTTCTTCCGTGCTTCGATCCACTTTTGAATATCCGGGCAGTTAAACCGTCCAACGCATTTTTTCACATCACACAACGGACAAACGATCCATGTGGCGGCCTTCATGTATTCATCCATCGGCCTTTTCACCTTCTTCAATACCATAGGTTTCATACAACTCTTCTTTGCACTGTTTCAATGCTTCATCAACGATTCTGCGAACACGAACACCGCTGTTTCGTAACCATTTCTTTTTGAAAGCATCTTTTTCTTTCAAATATGTTTCTTTGCGAGTATCGCCGGAAGCATACCAATCAAATGCGTGAATCAAATCTAGAACATCAAAGACTAATTCGGAAATTTCCCTGTCTTCAAATGTATTGATTGGCGTATCCGTTGGGAAAATCGCATTTTTTAATGTCATGTCGATATAATCAAACCGTCCGCCGCTCATCTTCATCACCTTCTTCAATCACATCTGTAAAAGCCACAATGGAATCTTGCCCATCACAAACATCATTCAATACGCAATTAGAACAATACTGCGACTTATAGCAATTGCGTACCATTTCGGCAAATTCTTTCTTGTTACAAATGATTTTCATTCAGCATCACCTTCTTCTGACAGTTCAACGCTTCCCATAACCGCACCAATTTCTAGCATCATAGCCAATCCTTGCATAACATCTAAGTTGTACTTTTCAAAGATATTGAGAATCTGAAGCATTTTAGGATCTGCTTTATACATTTCCATAAACAGCATTTGCTTCAGAAATTGCATACCGTCTAATTCAAAATCAAACATCAGCATCACCATCCATCTTAGCACCGCAATTCGGGCAGAAACGCATTGGCGGCGTTTTTGGTTTTCTGCCTTTGTCCTCGATGAACCACCCACACTGTGAGCAATACCAACCCGGCTTGTGACCGTACCAACTCAGACTAGGCACTTCCACAAATACCCACCGACCATGCACAACAGGAACAAGTTCTTCATAAATCGGTTCTAACGCAACGTCATGCCCATCCGTATGGATCTTGTAATAGTTTGGCAGTTTAGCCATTATCACCACCACCAATCAAGCACATAGTATCATCAACTTGTTTAAGCTGTAGCGTTGCTATCACTTCCTGCAAAGGTAAAGCAAGCTGCTGTGTTTCCTTTTCACGCTTTGCTACAGTTTCAAAGCACTGCCGGAAGTTGGCTCTGTCCATTTCAGAATTAGTAGAATTGCAAAGGTTAACCCAGCCCAGGTATTCTACCGTCTTTCTAGTGATAGGATCAAAGCTTGCCAATGCTTCTGATTTTCTATCCCTTCCAAAACGGCTAAAAGCCTTCTGGACAGATTGCCAACCTTCGCCCCAATCCGGCAATCTACCGTTTGATACGTTGGCAGCAGTAGCCCTGATTTCCGCTATCGTGGGTGACCACTTTTCAGTAGCCACCCATTTTCTAAGCGCCGCTTCAGCTACAGGGAATGGAATATCCTGTAATTCCTTATACCAAAGTTCCATAGCTTCTTTATTCGGTAAAATCTGCTCTTTAGGGTAATACGTCCTCATAGCAGAAGCAAGCAAACCGAATTCACGTTTATCCATTGTTTTACAACTCCTTCTTAATCGCTTTTTTCCGTCTATACTGGCTTCTGATTCTACTGGAAATCATAGCTTTGCTATCAATAACGTAATCACGGTATTCCTTATCATTTCTTTTCTGTCTGTTAATTTCACGGTTTTCTTCTATGTGCTTTTCCCTGGCGGTTAAATACCGCTCACAAGTACCGTGGCATTCGCCTGATCTATCTGGACAATCCGGCTTGCATACATCAATCAACTATGATTCACTCCATTCTTTTGCCATAGCATAGAAATCATTAAGTTCATCTGCTTTTGTAGGCTTCCGATAAGGCTGTTGCTGTCTGACAGGCTTTTGCTTCAATCTGTCAAAGATAATGCCTTTCCAACCACTAGCCATGCATTCATCTATCAAATCACAAATAGCCTGTGATCCGTATTGCATAGAATTATTTTCAACCTGGCGCAATAAGGATTTCATACCCTGTTCTTTATAAGGCTCTTTGCGTTCGGTTTTGTAGGTGATCCATTCTTCCATTTTGGCTTGCAAATCATCGGAAAGAATATAATCAGGAAGCAGCCGTTTGAAAATCGTGTGTGTGGTTTCTCTCACACTCTTTTTATCTTTTTCTATATCTCTTTCTTTTTCTTTATCTTCTTCTGCATCGTCTACAGAGATTCTCGTAGAATCTACAGTAGAATCTACAGTAGAAGATTCCGGCAATTCTTTCTGTTTGGCTCTCCACCTAGCCTGTGCAAGTCGCTTGCTTTCTCTGATTTTCTCCATGCCTTCAATGTTCTGATATTCGTCCCATCCGGCAATTGTGAAAAAACCTTGATCCGTAACAATCATGTTAAGCTGC